CACTAGAAGGAATATTACTAATTGTCTCTAATGCTATTTCACCAGTCGTTTGTTTTTCAGCTCTTTGTTTTTTTAGCTCTTCTAATGTTTTCATTTTCTTTTTTTATCTGCTCTTCTATTGATTTCTTTTGTTAATGTTTCCATCCAAATAGAACCTTCACCAGCAGACATATAAGCATCTTCTATATCTTGATCGGTAAGTTTAATGACATCTATTGTGTAATCTTTTCTTAAATCCCTAATAAAGTCGTCTGCGGTATATCTTTTGCCTTTATAACCACGCAATGACATATTATTATTTTCATAATACTCAACAGCATCTTGTTCACTTTCAACAATTTGCAAAACTTGTGCTTCTAAGTCTAATAATCTTTCTAAGTTTTCTTCTGGATTAAGAGCTGGGTTATATCCTCTTTGTATAAGAGCAATACCTTCTCTCTCTGCAAACTGACCACCCAATATTTCTTTTAATGATTGCTGAATAACACTAGCCACCCTTTCTTGTGCCATCACACCTTCGGGACTAAAGAAGGCTGAGAGAGATGGTCTTTGTGCAACCAAGCTAAAAGGAACGCTTGATATTGGAATTCCATTTTTTGCAGCATATTTCATAATCTCTTTTGCATCATCTAATCTTTCAACGTTTGCTACGTTTTTAGCACCCCTTCCTTTTGAAAGATAATCTTTATAGAAAGTTGCAAAACCTTTGTCTGTTGCTACTTGACCTGTTGTTAAAGGGCCTTCACCAAAAGAAACTCCTTGCTTACCAGATTCAGCAGCTCTATTTTTTTCGTATTCAGTCTCTGCATCATATTTTAAAGCTCCACCCAAACCAGCAAAGTCGTTAATTTCTTGTAATAGTAGTACGCCATCTTTGGATATTTTTTCCGCTTCACTCATATTAGCGTATCTTTTTCTTTTAGCTGCTAAAGCCTGTGCATTTTGCATCAAACTTGTTCCGTCATTTCCTGACGGATCTGGATAAAATTGAGATTTAATATAAGAGTCTGGCATACCAGCTTCTTTCATATCAAAAATCATTTTCTGATTAGGATTTAGACTATTATATAAATCATCACGTTTCTTTTTATCTGCTAATTTTTTCAATCTAGCAGCCTCTTGAGCTCTTCTATTAGCAAGTCTTTCTGAGTATAAAGCTACACCTTGAGTGTTGCCTGATTTATTAGCATTAACCATGCGAAAAGTATCAGCAAGGTTTTGTAGCTTTAAAGATTGTTCAGCTCTTTTTCTTTTATCTTCTTCTTCTTTAGCTTGTTTTGCTCTAGCCTCAAGAATAGGAGCCATATCTAATCCAAGTGAGCCTGTAGGATTGTTATTTACTCCTAGCAATCCCATTGGATTATTGAAATCATATATTGCCATTAATATCTCCTATTAAAATAATCCTTGAACGCCTTGATAAATATCTAAAGCATCACCAAGTTGCCCTAGTGTGCCTTGCTCGGTAGTAGTTGTTCTTCCTGGATCCATTCCAAATACTGAACTTGATAGTAAGCCAAGTTGCTGCGGACCATAGTTTAATGCTCTCATGAACTCGTTGTAACCAGCATCCATGCCTCTTTGTTGTAGTCCTTGTTGTTGTGAACCTATACCAGATAATAAACCTAGGTTTTTGTATTGGTCGCTTAATTGATTTCCTAACAAACCAGCTTGGAATCCTCTGTTTTGCATTTCTAACTGTGGTTGCATAAATCTTGCTCTATTTTGTGCATCCATGTTAGCCATACCAAACTTATTACCATAACCAGCATTAGCCATAGAGACTTGTCTATCTACATCAGACATATATCTATCTGCATCAAACTGTCTTCCTATGTCTTGACCAGCTAATGATGTAGCTCTGTCAAAACCTTGTGAACGTAAATTACCAGATGCTTTAGCTGCTTGTTCTGCAAATTTTCTGTTTGTTTCTGATTCTAATAAAGCTGAACGTGAACCACCAAAAGCACCTCTTCCGATTGCTGCATCTTGGTCGCTTTGTATTTGCATTTGTCTTGCTCTGTTTAAATCACCAAGTGTATTGTCTATAACTTGTGATTGAAACGGATTTTGATACGCACTTAAGTTTGTATTCAATAGTGATTGTGGTCTTACATCTCTTATATCAGACCTATTAATATCTGTTGCTGAACCAGTAAAAGTTGTAACTGTTGGTGTTGATTGATTTGCTAGAGTATTAAGTTTTTGTCTAGGATCAAAGCTCATGGATTGACCAAACATATTTCTTGTTGCGTCAAATCCTTGTAATTGGTCTGGGTTAAATCCAGCTACCCTTGGGCCAGTATAAGGAACGAAAGGTTGGTTAGCTACGCCTTTGGCTCTATTGTATAAATCATCGTAACGAGCCTGTGTCGCTGGATCAGTGTTTGTTACAGTTGTATCACCGCCACCTTGAGTAGCACCATATAAACCTACTGCTGCTGGTATTATTGTTTCCCATCCCATAATTATAATTCCTTCTTGACTATATATTCTTGTTCAAAACCAAGATGTTTTAATTTTCTTATCCAACCTTTACGACCACCGCCATAAAGATATTTACATTCACAATTTTTTGCAAATTCTTCAATGCTTGGAAACATCTCTTCTAGTTCTTCGTAGCTTCCACCACACAAAAATAAATTTAATACTCTGTATTTAGGAAACTCACCAAAGCTAGATATGTAAAAAGCATCTTTTCCAGGCCATATATGAAACATTCCTTGGCCTATTTTTTCTTTAATATCACTTAGATTATACCTATCTTGGTGCTTTAATGCACGAATAATATGGTGTTCTAACCTTTCAAACTCTAGTTCCCAGTCTTCTTTAGACTGTTGTGGAGGTGGAGAGTGTTCCGTTGTCTGCGACACTAACTTTATATTTTGTTCCATTTGGACTTACCAATACTAACTCGGTGGCATCACCACCATTTATTTGTATTCTTTCACCTTTGTTGAAAGTCATACCTGTTTGATATTCTATCTCTGATATTAAATAGTTAAGATAGTTTTTATCGTAATCTTCACCTGGTCGTGTCAGTGTTTTTCTTGCCACTATCTACGACCTCTGTTTCTTAAATCTAATCGTATATTACCAACCTTAAACATCTGGTCAGTATCGCCAGTTACTTTCATACGAACTTGTCTGGCTGTAAATCTTGCATCTGTGTAACCATCATTATTAAAAGTAAAGTCACCAAAATCTGTTTCTGCTCCTAGTGGTGTAAATCTTCCTGTAAAACTTATAACAACACCAGGTAATGTATTTGCTTCTTCATCTGGGAGTATCTGATTACATTGCACATAATTATCACCGTTACCTATTTCGATAGGCCCTGATTGTGCGTAAGGTACTGCTGTCCCTAAATTCTCTGAATTGTTTAATGTTGTGCTGTCGTGCTGATAAACATTACCAAGTGAATCACAAGCGATAGGATAATCAAAGACACCTTGGTCTATCCAACATCCTCTATCTATTTCACCAATTGACCAGACATTATCAACATAATTCCAGATGACATATTTATTAGGTGTTTGTTGTGCATCTCCTGATGGGTAGAACCACCATATCTCATTAAAGTTGGAGTTATGGCCACCACAAGCAATACGTCTATATGAATATCTTATATTATCAAATACATGGTCATGCACATCACACCTAATTTCTTTAACTGATCCATCAAAAACAAAGAAAGAGTTTTCACCCATCCATGCTAAGAAGTTACCAGAGGATACTATTGTTCTTGGTGATGCAGTTTTACAGTTAGTACCAGCATCTTGAATACCGTATATAAAAGGAGAACCTGTATAGTAAAGTCTTGCTATACCTGTATCAGTAAAGATAATGACATCTGTTTGCCATTTAATACCACTTAATATTCTGCCGCCTGTTGGTATCTGTAAATCACCAGCAGTATTCGTTGATGCAGCTGTCCAGGTTGTACTTGCTTCTCTTGATGACCATTGTACTTTTCTAGGATCACCACCAGCACCTAGAGCTATGACATGACGTTCATTAGTGACTAAAACACCAGAACATCCTGTAGGAGAATTGGTTAGCTGTGCGCCTATGGTTGATGGTGCAGAAGGCGACCATTTATAAATCTTGCCATCACTTGCACAACAGAAAAGTAAGTCTTCGCCAAAGTTATCAAATGACCATGATTTAGAATCAAAGAATAATCCAGATTGACTTCTAGCATCACCGTAGTCTTCGACATTATAGTTATATGCACCGTAGCCAAGTGGGTCAGTTGATTCATCAGAAACAAAACCAGAAGGTGTAATGTCATACCAAGTTCCGTCATGGTTGACATAAATCTTTTGTCTTGTGCCAACCGCTAAAACTTTTTTACTAGAATTGGTAATGTACGCAAACATTCCTGTTGGCGTTCCAGTTAAAGTTGTATTTCTTATTTTTTCCCAACCACCAATAGGTCGTAGAAAACCATTTTGAAAACGCACTAAATTACTATCAGTCCAACGCCCTTTATTAGCGTAGTT